AGTTCCGTTACTTGAAATGGTATTTTTCAGGTCGCTATTTAACTTAGTAACCGCATTCTCTGTCGCCACCAGCCTTTTATCCAGCGCCGCGCCCTGTGTTCCCGCCAGAACGGTGGAGGCATCCGTAGCCAGAAGGTTATTTACAATCTTATTTTTATTGATAAGCTCATTCATAACCTTATTGGCGATCGCGTCAATCAGCGCCTGTGCTGTGCTCTCTCCCAATGCTTCGACTACCATTCCATATGTATCGGTAGCCTTGACTTTCGCGGCGGTACCCCCTGCCGCCGCCAGCTCATCAATGCTGACACCGTATTCTTGCAGCGCTGATTCAATTTTATTCAAATGTTCTGCATCAATATCCGGTTCGCTATTGTCTACCCATTTTGTTGGATCGTAATTGTGTTTATCATTCATTCCCATATTGATTTCTCCTTTATTCGAATTTTATGCTATGAATTTTAAACCAAGCATACTTCTCATATTTTGTCATATATACATACAAGGAAAGATATACCGTTCGTGAAAAAGATGATACATCCACCCGAAGACTTTCTATTTGATCACCATCATGAGCTCCATCACCACTTACAGCGGTTGGCGCCGTATATTTAGTATCTCTTCCCAACGTCGTTATTCCCAACAAATTTTTATCTCCGAGAACATCCAATCGCCCCCCACTTCCATCATCTGGATCAAACGTAGTTAAAAACGGCTTCATATAGCAAGTATTGTATGCTATCGCTTTCAAATAAACCGTATATTCAATTATTAATGTTTTCTTTCCCGTTATATCAATAGGATTAAATCTGCAAAACTGTTCCGTCGAACGTCCATCAGGCGCTAAGTAAATATACTTTTCTTCATATGTAGGATTCACCGTATGTGAATTGCTGTATGATTTAAGTATTTTTATACTCTGCCCCGGGCCAAACGTTCCCCGATAATACAGCGTATACGGATCGTTCACCACAAACCCTTTCCAGGTCCCCGGTCCGACTCCGCCGACGTATTCCCCTTCTTTGATATTCTCCGGCACCAGATTGCTCAGCTTGGGAACGATGATGTTTCCACCCATATAGACCCCTTTTGTTGGAATCTGCTGTTCCTTACTGGTCGGATAGATTGTATAATCTCCCATTGCCGGGATATTCTGCGTAACCTTTCCTCCACTGTATTTTCCTGCCGGTATTGACGCTGTTCCATTCAAGGGAAGGGAAATCGTAGGGGAACCCCTATCAGGCATTGTACCTACACTGATAGCGCCATCTGGACCAATGAATTTTTTCTTTTCCAATACCATTTCCGGTGTCGCTGTCAGCGCATCAAAATCTGCCCTCTGCACCACCATATCCAGCAATCCATCCACCGTTACCCCTCATCTGGAAATCCTTGATAATTTCCCGTAATATCTCCGATTTGAACCCCGTACTTTATCACTTCTGGTCGTAGGTTCTCCACCGACATAAGAACTGCATTACTCTGCAGGTATTTTCCTTTTACATTTACAGTAATTCCACCGCTGCCTGGATCAATCTGCGGACCATCCTCAACCGGAATCCCTGACTGATGGAAAGAATCCGTACCAGCATGATATCCAGCAGGGATGTTGTAAGTCTCATTGACGGTCATTGACTTATCAACCGCCGTTATCCGTTTCATCGCTCCCATCTGCGCTTCCTTGCTGTCAGCTCCCAAGAACTTCTCTCCTTCCAGGACATCCCCCGATACCGCGGTCAAATCCGTATTATCCACACCGGCACCATGCTTTAACAAAATTCCATCAGCCATGTTTTACCCCTTTCGCCGATACCACGATGTCCGTCACAGGCTTTTTGCTGTAACAATATGCCGTCACAACGTCATCACCCGATGCGATTCGATCCACGTAGCCCCACGCAAGTTTCTGCGCTTCTACCGTCACGTTGGACAGCGTTCCCGTCAAACGTAACCCGTATATAGGAATGTCCGTTTCCTTTATTCCAGCAAATGCAACCTTCTGCGTATACGGTGCCGTATCGCTCCATCCGGAGGCTCGAAGCGTCAGAAGCACTTCCCCCGTCAGGGCCTCCGCTGTTCCTGATACATCCTCGACCTGTTCTGTAATTTTTTCCTGGAACGAATCGCTTCCTGTCTGCAGCTCATTTACCGCTTTATTGATCGCATTCACATCATCCGCCGAAAGAATATCCCCCTCCTGCACATAGTCCGTTACATCATCCAGAGAAACCGTTCCATCCGCATTATTGGTTATCTGATATTTCCGCTTGCCAGTAAAGATATCGTTTTTATAATCTGTCTTTAAGCTCATATTGCTATACTCCTGTTCCCTAGTGTCCTGCCAGCTCCCAGCCTGAAACTTAAATGCTGCATTCCTGGCGAAGACGTCTCAATCAATGTGCCAATATCATAAATGATCTTCTCGATCGCGTTTGCCTGATAAATGGATGTGTATGTAATTCTTTCCGGCGTAAGCGGTGTACTGTCTGGGGTATAATAAGCCGCCCGGATAGCTGCTATATTATCCCGCAGGCGCTCCATCTCTTTCTCTGTCCGAAAGTCATTCATTTTCCAATTCAGCTTATTGTGTGTCGTATTTTTATAGCCGTATCGATTCAGCACATAAGAAACCCATTTTACAGCCCCCTCAATGCGGTTCAAATCTGCATAATCAATGTATGCTTTCTGCGTCAGGTTATCTAAATCTTCCTGTACCCGGTCAAATATCAAACTGTCAAGAATCTCACTCATGTATGCTTATCCTCGCTCTTATTCCTGTTGCAAAACTCGGATCAATGCTTTCTATTACTCCTGTGCGGATGCCGTCGTAGCCGGTGTCAATCTGCACTTTCTGTCCCAACTGCTTGTCCTCTTCCAGAAGCACATCGCCAACAACGCTCTCTGCCCGCTGGTAATATTCATAAATGCGTTCCAGTGCCGCCGGTCCATTTTCTGGATTTATGAGAGTTGCATCCGTTACCTCTTTAATATTTTTGTTGTAAATAATATCCGGATTATCTTTCGATAACTGGGATGTCGAATGACCGTATTTTTTCCCAGTCAGTGTAATAACGGCTCCTGTTCCTGTTATGATCGCATAATTGGCTCCACTCTCTTCCAGAGCGCCGCCGAGGATCGAGAGGCTATGATGCGGTTCCGAAAATACAATCTCCGCGGTTCCATTCAGTGCTTCCTTGTATAGCTCTTCCTCCTCATCCGTCTCCGCATAGCTGTGAACGGTCAGCCGGATTCCGGTTACTATGTCGCTATGCTCCAGGGTCAATCCATCAAACGTGTTCGAATTATCAAAAGTTCCCGTTACTTCCTGTGGCTGCGGATAAATCCGCACACAATCTCCGTAAGATGTATCTACGATCGCCCCGATGGCAAACGCCACCTGCACCAGCGCATTTCGCTTGCTCGTATACGAAATATACCCTGTCAGCGTAACATCCTTATAGGACTCATCCAATTTATATCCAAAATCTTCCCCGGCAAATATTTCTTGCAGTACCGTATCTACTTTCACAGCCGAGCAGATCCCTCCATGATATTCATTACCATCCAGAATCCCCAGTGCATCGTGTGTGTCCATATAATAATCGATCCGGTTCTTTCTGGCGCCGCTCTTCAAATAAAAATTTCCCAACAAGCGGCCGTCGAAGTACAATCCCAATCTCTGCTTTTTCTGCAGATCGAACGGAATATTATTCTTTGCCCGAACAGTAAACGACAACGTATTAATGCTGATGCTCTCCGATATCGCATTGATCTCCTGCAAACAATCCGTTTCAAGCAGCTCATCCGAAAGGAAATCACGATAGATTCCGTAATCGATGCGGGTCAGGAACACCGGGCGGTATGGTTTTGACGTACTTTTGAATGTCAATACAATCTTGTTGTACCGCAGCACATAATTACTGCAGAAATATCTCGCACTGTCCGGCTCGAAATCCTTATCTGAAAGCAGGATATCATCTGCATACCATTTAATATTGAGCTTCCGCACATAATCTCCCGACAGCAAATTGAACGTAAGAAGAATACCTACACTTGAAAACTTCCCGTTGAAACTGATCGTCAGTGCTGGCATATCCATCCAGGTACTTCCGCCAGATGCTGGGTATAGAAATGTTCGCGGGTACAGCCCTTTTTGAGGTGTGAGCCCTTTTCTGCTATATCTCCATCCAAAATTACCGTCCGCATCCGACCATTCATCCGAAATATATCCGTAATCAACTGCCGGAGCTGGCATATTGATATAGTTTCCATCCAGCAGCGAAAAGCCAGGATAACAAAGCGCGTAACCGGGATAGGTCAAATCATCCCGGCGTAGATCCAAGAACTCTCGTTCTACGGTTGTCGCTGCCGGCACCAACCCCGCCCGCGGGAAAAGTCCTTTATGAGGGCGCAATCCTGCTTTTACAATCTGCGGAGTGCTATTTTCTTTCGCATATGGCGCCACATCATCATATACGATTTTCAATCCTTCTCCCATCACGGTCTCCTTTTCGGTTTCATGGCTATAAAATTCAGCGACAGACCCGACCATTTATTGATATGTCCGTTATCCGTCTCCTGCATCTTCAAACTATCATCTCCGCTGGTTACATACGCCTCAAACTCCAGTGTCTCCTGCCCATACGGAAACACCATATGATGAGAGGCTTTCGGCGCTGACACGATCTCATAAAAACTATCGTAATCAGCCCGATTGCTCCGATCCGGATCCAGCGTCAGCGTGTAATTGTAAAAGGTACCTGCAATGTCCCGATACATACTGTAATCTTTCAACCGCCCAGAATTATCCGTATCGGTTACTTTGAAAGAGCGTTTCAGCTCTTTAACCCATAACCGAAACGTCATTCCGTCAATCTCAAATACTCCATTTCCAATCTTAGGCATTCTGTTGCACCATCCTTACTCCTACACGCTGTCTTTCCTGATTGTTCGCCTTATATACTGCACTGGCAAATCTCTGCCCGTTCAGTATCAAATCTATATGAATATCTCTTCCGCCGCCGATTGCCCCAGATTCCTCCAGTGCCTCTTTCAAAGCCTGTTTCATCGTGCTAAGCGGAGATACCACCTCAGTTTCCCGTTTATTGTCTCCTAAGATAGCAGCGAACTCACCCGCTCTCGGCGGTACCACCGTACCAGTTGCCAGACGAGGCATCCTGAACGGTGCGCTCGCGTAAGAAACTGCCCGGTTCGCATTCTGATATGCAGATGCTGTATTCGGTCGGCTGTTTCCGCTTCTGGAATTTGCACTGCTCACAATACTGGAAATTCCCAATCCTGCGATTCCCGCAACCGCCATCGCCACACCAAGCATCACATAATTGGAGGTCAACGCTCCGATCGCCGCTACCACCAATGCAATCGCACCAGCTACCGCGATGATCTTCGTCGCCAGCCGCTCTCCTGGTGTCATTTTTGTCCACGCCTGAGCCACTTTCATTGCCAGCCCTGCAACTGCTGTCAGAACCGTCACAATCGCCAAGAATTTGATATTGGTCGTTGCCAGAACGCCAATCAGCTTCCCAAGATTCGCGATCATCAATCCAACATGAGAAACCAGCGTTGTGACCGCCCATGCCGCAAAGAACATGATTACAACCTCCGTAAGCGCTTGAATCGTACTCTTATGCTGAGATGCCCAGTCTGAAAATCTAAAAAGCGCCTGCGTAAGCTTCTGGAGTGCTCCGATGATTAACTCACCTGTCCATTGCCCAATCGGCTGGAAGAAATCATTCCACATCCAGTCGAATGTCGGTTCTGCTGCCATGAGCACACTATGTAATGCCGTCAGCGCCGCCGCTATCAGGTCAAATACCGCCGGAAGCCCTGATTCAAGCCCCCATTTTGCCAACGGGAGAAGGCATTTATTCAATAACCACAGCAACGCGTCGCCAATGTCTCCTACCACCGGTCCCAGTGCCGCCAAAACTGCATCAAAACTGGTAAGTAACGGAGAAAAGTCCAAATCTGCCGACCAGTCTTTCATACTCTGCGATGCATCACGGAAAAAGCCTGTGATTTCTAAAATGATATCTCCCAGATGCCGCATGATGTTTGTGCCGGTATCGCCTGCCACCCATGCTGCATCCAACTGTGTAGCCAGATTAGCGACCGTCCATGCCAGGTTGGCAACCGTAATCAGCAGATCATCCGTGATACGTTTCCCATATCCTTCCATATTCCAGACCTGCATAAAGGAAGCCCCGACATCCCCCGCCAGCTGCTTCATCGCCGTAAAAGCCGCTTTAACAGCCTCCGTCACTTCCGGACCATTTTCTTTCCACGACTCTTTCAGCGGGTCAAACAAATCAGAGAATGTCTTTTTTATATCCGCAGCCAGATCCTTCATTTCATTCGGAACTTCCTCCGTTTTGAACATCTGATCCGGTGTTGGTCCGACATAATCTTTTGTATCACTGCTGTTCTTCTGCGCTTGTATCAGTTCATCAAAGCTAAACAGCAGCTTTTTATTCAGTTTCTCCTTATCCTTTAACTGTTGGTTGCTCTCCTTCAGGGCGGCGCCGTAATCCTCTTCTACCTTAGTTGCCCGCGTATATGTGTCCTTGCCCGTCAAAGCAGCCGCCAACTGTGCTGCCCACGTAACCGCTTCCGACAAAAGTGAAATCATTTTTGTCAGTGCCGGTGCCGCATACTCGATCGCCGGAGAAAATGCAGTTGCAAAACTGTTTTTCAACTGGGTCAGGGCAGACACCAGCATAGAGAGCGCCCGATTTGTATCATCCGAATACTGCGCCAGGTTATCCGTACCGGACTTTAACCCCGAAGCAACTGCAGATAGTGCACGGAACACCGTTGAAAACATCAGAGACATCATCAACATCCGTTTCATGCT